AGCCTTGATGTCTTTATGCTTCACAATGACGAAATTCATTACCTTACCATCTACCTTGATTGGCAAATCTAAATGTACCGAGATACGAGGACCTTCCTCCTCGTTGATGAGTGTGTCATTACCTACAGTGCCCGAGATTGGGATTTTCTTATAAAACCCTCGTACTCGATCACCGATGCTGTACTTTGACTTGTACTTCACTCGCTCAAAATAATCAGCCATTGCACCCATTATGCCACCTTATACAAAATCATATGCTGATTCATCACCAACACGGGAGAGAATAATTCCGCAATTGACGATCTTCAACAATGCGGTCTCGATCTTCACAGCTTGTTCAACAGTGCATTCAACAAACAATGTACCATTTGTGAATGATGCTTTACGTTCTTCTTTCAACACTTTGGCTACTGCAGCCAAGACAACTTTTTCGAATGCCATATATTTTATCCTTTGTTTGTTTTGTTAGGACAATTATACTGCAGTTTGTGGCCTATGTACATGTAGTGCTTTAGTACTCTACTAAAACGGTAGACTATTACATGTTCAATACGTTGATTGTGAACTTACCTGTGTCTTTGGCGTCTTTCTCGAATCCGCTATAAACACTTCGCATATATGATCCCATTCCTTGGGCATTCTTATAACATTTATAAACAGATCCACTATGGTTGGTAAATTCATAGTAGTCATCACGATCCTCGGTGTTTACCACTCCTGAGGATAATTTCCATGAATCTGAGCCACCATATCCACCGTACCAACCAGCAAATACTTTCGTGTGTGTCTCGCCTGTTTCATTGACGACCAATTCTACCAAAACCCATCGATCAGGTGTATACGTACTCATTTAAAATCCTTAATTGTTCTATAGTATATTATACCACATTTATTCACTGCAGTACATGCCAAAAAAACCACCCGAAGGTGGCTGCGAGTTATCCTTTATCGATTTCTTCAATTATATCGTTTAGTTGAGGATTATGTGTTTTTGTACACATCCACAGTTGCGATAAGATTTGATCTCTATCTTCTCGTTTGTCCCACGTACCTACAAAAAATCCGTGTGGATCCATGACACCTCGCAAAGAATTTGCGTTAGTGACATATCTGTAGTCTGTTGTATAGTAATTACGATCACGCAAAAAATTAATGTATTCTTGGTGATTTCCTGCGATCACAAACTTCATGCAAAACTTCCATAACAATGCCATGCCAAATAATCGTGTACTGAATCAGAATCTAGTTCGAATGCAAGGAATGGAGTTTGGTTTTTAAATGCTTTGTTTGGAGATGCCCACCATTTCGACACATTTTCTTTACCAACTAATGCTTCAATCATTAACTCACATCGTGCTTTTTGTTTGTCTTTGTCTGTCATAATTCAATCCCATCGTCATCATAATCAGATGGTGGTAACACATACCAATCATCTTCTTGTAACACATACTCACCATTTGCACGACGTTCTTCGTTCTTTTTATGAGTCTCAATATCACGTGCAAACTTTTTAGTACTCGCTACACCCTCGGGTGTTTTCTTCCATTCTTTAGCATTATGAGAATGCAATAACTTTGTCTTTATGCCTACATCCCTAAAAGAATTAGAGCAAGCTTGAGAGCAAAAAGGTCCACGTTTTCTGTGAACCTCTCCGCATTGCTTACATTCTTTTTGTTTGTAAACACCAGCCATTTACAATTTCTCTGCGATTTTCTTTGTGCTCATATCATCGCCAAATGAGAAATTCTCGCGATAGATTCTAATCATGCCTTTACGATAAAGGCTCTCAACTGCAATCAATGCAATAAAAATATTCAATCGTTTATGAAGTACATCAAAATCTGGTGATCCTTCTAAACCTTCTGCTCTCGCTAGCATCTCTGCAATAAGCAAGAATTCTTCGAACTTTGGATGTTCTTCGTCATCTGCAACATTCATCATCTCATCGAGTTGGCTTGTTGTAATGCTCTGTAAGTATTCACCTACAGTTAGATATTCGTTCTTCTGAATCATACGAACACAGTCATGCGTGCACGTCATCATATCGGCGCGCATAATCATCTCGTGATTGATTTCAAAGGGGAAATTGTTTTCGTCTTCATGCATGGTATAAAATGGGTGGAGTTTCCCCCACCCATGCCTCAATTAAGCTTCTTTAGCTAGACGTGAGAAGTATGACAAAGTGTCATCATCGCCTGATTCATCAACAGATGCTTCAACTGGTGCGAACTTAGTCTTACCAGCAGATGGAGCTGCAGTTGATTCATCGAGTGTGATAGACTCAGCAGTAGTACGTGGTGCAGAACCACCTAATACGCGCTCAAGTTTTGCTTTCAATTCTTCATAAGTTTTGTATGTCTTAGGATCAGTGAACTCTTTTAATGAGTAGCACTTAGAATAGATTGCTTCGAGCTCGTCTTCATCGCCATTCGCAACAGGACTTGGCTTATCGAACTCTGATTTGTCATAGTTACGATAACCTTCAACGTTACGAATCTTCAACTTGAAGTTAGCACCTTCCCATAGATCGAACGGATTAACCGGAGTTTCGTCTTGGAATTGTGGTTGCATAACATCCATCATCTTGTCGTAGATCTTCTTACCATATTGGAAGAGGAATACTTTACCTTCATTTTCGGGATGAGCAGGATCTGATACGATAAGAACGTTTGACACATAGTGAAGACGACGCTTCTGTTTACGTGCAATATCTTTATCTGATTCTAAACCACTATTCCATAGTTTAGAGTTGATTTCAGAAACTGGATCTTGACCACCGATGGAAGTCAAAGACCTTTCGATGTACCAACCACCAGGACCTTGAAAACCGTGGTCCCAATAACGAGTCCATGGATAATCATCACCTTCGGGTGCTGGCAAGAAACGAATGACCGCAAAACCGTTACCAGCTTTGTCGACCTCAGGTTTCCACATGCGATTGTCTTCGAAAGATTGTTGCTGACCACCGCCGACTTTTTCGGCTGCTGCAACTAGTTTGTTGATCGCTGAAACGCGATTTAGTTTGAGATTTGCTAATGACATATTATGTTCCTTTATATAGCAGTGTTTAACATTGTATGGAATAACTATTATACCACAACGGCATTCGATTGTAAACAATCTTTTAGTGCCTCTGCGACTTTTTGGTTATTCACCGAAATAAACTTATCATACTTTCTGATCTTCAGCGAGATATCAGGCCACATGATGGGATCTGTTATCTCTTTGTCGAACTTCGGCATGAAGTCTATGTATCGATTAAGGACTACGAAAGTTTCAAGTGGTATCTCGTTTTGGATTAACATCTTAACGAGTTTAGGATGTTGTCCATCCTCTACCACAAACAAACTCTTGAAGTCATTCACCGATATAATTTTATCTATATCATTTTTGAAGCGATATGTGAAACTTTCTAACAAACTTTTATAAGATTTATATGTCTCATCAGCTTGATCGTCAGTTAATCCACCAACCCACTTCGTACCATGATGTGCAAAATTACAAGCAAAGAAGTATGGTAACTCGTCGATACCATACGCCCTCACAAGTTTCGCAAAGAAGTACTTATCTCTACGAGCAAAGAATGATTTTGGTGTTACGCTCGACTTACCATTGTATTTGAAATAGTCATACGACTTTGATTCAAAATGCAACTTGATTGCAATATACTTTTGATAAGCTGTGAAACCATCAATCGAATTGTAACTCATTCTTCTTCTTTAGATAACCAAGATTCATCCCTTCAGCCTCGAGTTTGGCTTTAATAGGATTACTCAACATTTTTGCCACGTCTTCAGGATCTAACATACGTTCTTTGCAAATATCCATGATTGCATCGAGGTATGTGGATCTGTCTTTCTTAACTCGTTCTTGAACTAAATCGCTGAACGACTTTTTTGTGAACATGCCTTCTGGTTGTTCTGACATTTTTCATTTACCTTATAATATATGTGGCTACCAATTGATGTTACTTTTTCTACACCTCTCCATTGTGGATGGACATAGTGTGCATGATAAAATGTAGATCCTTGTGTTACGTCGACATTACGATGATAGTACATCGTTAGTGCTTTACGAACCGATTCTAATGATTCTTCCCACACCGATGATTCTTGTGGTGCAAGTTGACCCATTAAACGACGATCACATGTCCAAGAAAATTGGCATGTAGTTCTTGCTTCGTGTTTAGTCTTCTGATAGACTACATCGCATGCACTTTTTGGAAATGCTGGATCTTTCATGCGATTTAAAACTACGTGTGTCACAGCGATTTGTGACATCTGCGAATCCCCTTTCGCTTCGTAGTATGCGTTACGTGTTAGACAATATACATCTTGCTCATTAAGTGGAATCGGGTTTACCAACGCCGATGCCCACGCGGTGATCGCGATTAATATTTCTGTCATTTAGTTACCTTTAAAATGATCGTATCTTCGTTGATCCGTCCATTTGGTTCTTTAGGCTTCGTAGATAATGAAGCGAAAAGTTTGGCTGCTTTCGTTTTTGAAGACGACAGCACCTCTGACAATGTTTCTTCAGGCTTACGTAATGTACGTGTTTGGGATTCGGAAGTATTGAACTTAATAAGGGAAGTGCCCTTGATTTCAAACCCAAGACCTGACTCAGCAATATAGCGCGTTAGAGATTTGTACTTAACATTGTAAGTCCACAACTCTGTTGCACCGATTATCAGAGACGGATTGATCGAAACTAATTTATGCTCGGGCGACTCCTTTAAGTATTTGAGCTTCGAGACTTGTTTCTCGAGAGATACGGGTTTTTTCGTGCGGGATTTGCGAACAGTCTTAGTGTTAGTACCAAAACGCTGAGCGTCTGCAATAATACCCTCGAACCATGATACAAATTCTTTCTTACGTTTTAATGTAAGATGAGAATAACCCTCAACTAACTGAGGATCTGTCTTATTTATAGCTCCTTGGATTTCCACTAGATGCTTCTGAGCCCAATCGATGATGTGTTTAGATGCCATAGCAGGCAAAATGGCTGCTTTCATAGCTTCATATACATCAATCGATGGTGATTCATTCATAATCCATTGATCGAGCATATCCTCGAGATCACCCAATACAGTAGCGTCAATCTTCATCTTAAGACGTTCTTGTACTGAGATGACTTCACGCTTAACATGACCATTCGCAGCATCTTTTGCATCTGCAGCAGCATCATCTTTGATCTTGCGTGTGGTCGCAAGCATCATCTTTTCAAGCGTGTTGCTTATGTGTTGAAACTCATTATCGCGTAAAATAAGACCACGGCCACGCATGCGGAGAAGAGCTCCAGATTGTAGTTCAACAGTCCAATCAGGCGAGCCATCCAACAATTCAAGCTTGTCTTTACTAAACTTAAGTTCGTCTTTAGCATATTTGATCAAGTCCTTTTTAAAATGCTTACCACTATTAAAATAATTATAATAATTGAAGGCATGCATCAATGAGACTTTGCGATGAGTCTCATCTTTGAATTCGACACCAGTAAAAATTGGTTCTTCACCAGTGTACTTCTCATCAACCAACAATGGATTTGCGATGCGTTTCTTTGGTGGCCTAAAGGCTTTACCATTAATTTTTACTGTTGCCATATTTCCTCCGTTGAGTTATTATACCACAACGAGTTATTATTGTACACTGATAATTGAATCGAAGCGGAATGATCGCCATCCTGCATTCTCAATATCCCATACTGCAAGCGCATCGTCATTTTGTTTCTTCGCAGTTGACGATTTAGTCGTATCAACTTGTGGAAGCACTGACTCTTGCAATGTGCACTTCAATACACGTTGAGTGCCATCTGTTTTAGTGAAGGTGATAGTCTTCACACCTTCTTTAAGTTCAGCACGTAGCGTATCTTTATTAATCATATTATTTTCCAATCATCAAACCAGTCATATTGCTAGGTACAACAATAGTTTGCACCTTGCCGTTTTTAATACCTTCAGAGATATTCAATGCTGCTTGAGCATTCATGTATGCGATTGAACTTGCACCTTGATTGGACAATGCTTGCATACGTTCAGCTTCCATTTTAGCAGTGCGCACTTCAACTTCTTTTTGCTTCAATTCGTTCTTAGCTCGCACCAATGCATTAGCGCTCTCAACAACAGAATCTGCAGGTACAATGTTACGAATCAACACTTGGCCAACAATCAAACTACCATCAAGCTTTTCATCAGCAAGTGATTTTTGGATCTGTTCTTTAATTGCTTGTTCCATTTGCTGACGATTGTCTGCCATATCCAATGCTTCGTACTTACGTGCTTCTTTGTAGATAGCATTACGTGTAGCTTGAACGATGTAGTTGTACATCAAATAGATGTCGCCATTATGACGAGCGTGGAATGCTTGACTCTTTTGACTGTAGAGCTCAGCAACTTGTGCTTGATTGATGTTATAGATTACAACAGCATCGAAGTCTTTCATTGTGCTATTGTCTTTTGCAACTGGTGTCATGTCGTCCAGTTTAACGTTAACGTCTTTGATTGGAAATGTAAGCACATCGCCAATCAATACTTGATTAAACGAACCAGCCAAGAGTTCGCCTTGTTGAACTTGTTTGTCAAAGCCAACACGAACACCAACCTCACCGGTTTCAATGCGTGTACAAGCAGGCAATGCTGCAACTGCCATTGCGATGGCCAAGAGTTTCATAGATGTCTTCATATAAATCCTTAAAATAAAATCACGATCAATGTCATTGTACAAACTGCGAGCAGAGAGCACACCAAACTGTAAACTACCAATTTCGTTACTGCCCACTTCTCACGACCTGTGAGTTTATGGAAAGTAGGAATTCCTACGTAGAACACAAAAAATATGATGGCAAATGCCAACCAAAGTCTAATCATATAGTCTTTCAAAAATGGAGCCGCTTACTCTAACTTGCGGCGACCTATATAGCCAGATTCTCCCGAATGTGGTGGTCAGTCTAAGCTTACTTTTAGGAAAGGAGCTTGCTTAGTCCATAGAGTTACGGAATTCGCCGAGTCCAAACTCGCCACGAAGAGATGCTACATCATCATATGACACATCGTTGTCATATCCGCCAGTGCCGATATCTGAATCGGACTTATCTGATTTCTTAATACGTGTCACAGCTGTGGTGACTTTCGGTGCGGACACGCGAGCTACTGTCGCTTTAGGTGTCTTCGCTACCTTTGGTTGCTTCGACTTAACGATGCTTGCTGCAGTGGCTGCAGGTGTACCAGAAATCAATGCTGGTTTCGATGGCATTTTGTAAACACCTTTCGAAACTTTGTTAGTGAAAAAGTAGAACGGATATTCGTTACCGTTACGTGGATTCAAACCAAGTTGACGCATAACTTTAACTGCGTCTTTCCAAAGGAATGTGCCACCACTCTTGACTTGAGGGAATTCTGAATAGAACTTGTCTTCGAACTTTTGAACAAATTCTGCTTGATAAACGCGTGCTTTACGACCCATGATTTAACTCCATTTCAAATTTAATAAGTTCACTTCGTTGCTTACGTGTGTAAGCTTTCTTGCTACTGACAACTCGCATACGGTACTTCGGCGTACGCAAATCTTTCGCTATCGGATTTGCTTTGCGAGTTACCTTTCGTTTTGTCATGATTAATTATACCACACTTTTTCTTGCTTGTACATGCTTTTTACGAATTATTTTCATTTATTTTTTTAGTACCAAAGTACATCAATGCCAAACCTGCAATTGCCAAAGCCATCAAAGGAAGCAATTGACCGTCAGTTGCATTATCCATGCCACCAACTGCACCGAATACCATGAAAAACCCGATAAATGTACGAATCATTAATATGCTCCTGTCCAAGTAATTTGACTAAAATCTCCATCGATTACACTACCGCGTGCAAAATTTGTTGCTGGTGCACGCCACGATGCAGCTTTCAATATGTCACCTACATTGAAACCCTTTGTTGCTTTTGCTACTACAAAAAACTTAACACTACCATCAGCAGCAACTTTTACATAGTTGCGACCTTTTTCAACACGTGTAGTTTTAATGAACTTTTCTACTTGCTCAGCAGCAAAAACTTTACGTGCAGCGTTGTCATCAGCACGTGCTTTGTACATGTTGATGTAACTTTGTTGCATAATCTCAACAGCTTTATTGATGCCTTCGTCTAAAGTGTATTTCATATTATTCTCCAAAGATTTCTTTGTAAACAGCGATCAATTGTTCGTCAGTCATACGATAGCATGCTGAAGAGGTATCGCATTCCATATGGATCATGTGAACCATAGTTGCTCTAGTCATTCCGTTGTATATTTTTTTGTTTATCATAATTTAACCTTTTTTCAATTTATGTAACCATTATACCCTATAACCTGCAGTTTGTACATAGGCCCCCCTAAAAATAATTCGTAAATAAAAAAGCCAATGGAATCATTGGCTTACACGGGTGGTCTTGGATTTGGTGCATTTCACCAGGTGAAATTAGAACTTTTGTATCGAATCTAATTTACTCCTGAATGCTTTCACTTTGCTTGTACGATCTGGCCAATGAATGTATGCCTTCTCAGGATTTGCCTCTAGATTTTTTAGCAATGGTTCGATACATGCACGTAACGTCTTCAACTTTTCTTTGAGTGTCTCTACTTCACCACTTGTTGCTTCTACTTGTGCAGTGACTGTTTGTACTGCTTCGAGTTCTTCTTCATCAACAGCAGTAAATCCAAAGTCGAAGTCGATTTCTTGTACTTGATTCTTGTTCATAGTAAGTCTTTCAGTTGTGTGCCTTTTGTTGTGTTATGCACGATTATGTTGTGTTGTTTGTATGGTTGCCATTTCTCTCTCCAATGGATAAACAAGTCATGTTGTTGTCTATCTCGAAAAATGATTGTGTCTGTGCTGGTTTCTTGAGTATCTGCCCAAATTGAGTCAAATCCCCACAAATGTATTTCGGTGTATCCATTATCTATAGCCCATGACGCAGCAATATGTCCTGCACTAACGTATTTTTCTAAGAATGGTAACTTATATAATATGTCTAGTTCTGTTTCAAGGTTTTTATGTTTCATTCCATTCATTGCATATTGAGATGTGATGATAGGTTTGCCTTGAAAAATCATTCTGTTCGACATATACAAATGGAATGGTTTTATATCAACCACAACTGATATATCAACTGGATGAGTTTGTACATTACATCCAATTACGTACCCATCGCTTGGTTCATATAAAATGTTAGAAGGACCATTGCCTAAAATATGTGTTTTCATATGTTTTTATTTATAAATAACAATAAGTGTCATAGGTGGCAAAAATTGCCACTGGTTTCATTATAATAACTAAAACAGGAAAAACCATGTACAAAAAGATCGCCGCAACGGTGCTTTTTGTTATGACTACATCATTAGCGATTGCTGAGCCAATCGTTACCGACTCGACTAGTAGATCCACAACAGATTCTACTTCAAATAGCACAACAACAGTAAAATCTCCTCCTCCAACTGCAGTTGCACCAGCAATTACGGTTATCAATAGTGACGTTTGCGCAGTAGGTTATTCAGGCGCCGCACAAACACAAATTCTAGGTATATCGTTTGGCGGTACTCAGACGGATAAAAATTGTGAACGTTTAAAATTAGCACGTGGTATCTATGACATGGGCATGAAAGTAGCAGCTGTTGCTATTATGTGTCAAGATGAACGTGTGTTCTCAGCAATGATGAATGCGGGTACACCATGCCCAGCAGATGGTAAAATTGGTGAACAAGCTAAACAAATCTGGGAAGCAGATCCAGAACGCAAACCACAAAAAGTAAAAAGTAAAGACTAAAACATGAAGCATTTGCTGGTGTCCTTACTATTATTAGTAAGCGCTGTATCTACACGCGCTGAACTTGTTACGATTCAAATTCCTGGTGCTCCGCCAGGATTATCGATAACAGTTGGCACGGGTGCTAATGCTTTACCTTTACAAGACATTCGTACAAATCCAAACGCAGTTAATATCACAACTCACGATGACTCATATAATAATGTACCATTAGGTTTTGATTTTCCATTCTTTGGTAGAGTGTTTAATAATTCGTGGGCAATGACGAATGGATTGGTTACATTCCAAGATCCAGCACAATCTGGTTTGGGTGGAGCATGTTGTTCAGGTGTTGATTTAAGAACGACAACTGATCCACGTTATAATTATACGATCTATGGTATGCACACAGATTTGTATTCTTGGAACGGTCAAAACCAATATTACCTAAGAGAAGGCAACAGTATGACTTACGGTTGGTATGGTGTAAGTCAATGTTGTAGTAGCAATGGTGGTAATAGCTTCGAAATTAAAATAAATTCTGCCGGTTTGGTTGATACACGTATCGCTGGTGCTAGAGTTGAATATAATGCTGTTACATCTGGAATGGCAGGTAACTTAGCGAATGGTGAATATTTTCAAGCATATCACGGACAAGGCATAAACATTACACCTGGTGGACCAAGTATTTTTAGTTGGCAAGCACCTAATGGAACAGGTGCAGTGGATATGTGTATCATCAATCCTATGTCATCACCGACATGTCCTGGATATCAAGCTGCTTACACAGTTCAACAATGTACAGTCAATGCGTTGTTTGATCCATCTTGTCCTGGATATCAAACTGCGTATTTTACTCAACAGTGTTCTACTAATCCGTTATACAGTCAGTCATGTCCTGGATATCAAGCTGCATATTTAGAACAGCAATGCTCAATCAATCCTCTTTACTCTACAACATGTAGAGGTTATCAACAAGCTTATCACGATCAACAATGTTCAATCAATACATTGTATGCGACTGACTGTCCAGGATATGCTCAAGCTTATTTAGATCAGCAATGTTCTGCAAATCCTTTATATTCCACTACATGCAGTGGATACGCTGCTGCTTATAAAACGCAACAATGTTCTTTAAATGCATTATTTGCAACTGATTGTCCAGGATACGAGCAAGCATATTTAAATTCACAATGTATAATCGATTCATTGTATAGTAATAAGTGTGAAGGTTATGCTACAGCGTACGCTATCAAGTATCTAGTGGCTAATATCGATTCAACTGCTGTGAATGCATCGTTATCAAATACTGCTGCAACAAAGGCAAATGATCCAACAAACACTGTAGTAGCAACTAATACAGCAAGTACAACTGTTAGTAGTGATGGTACTGTTTCAACAGGAGTATCCACTACAGGTGATAGTAACATTGATAAAGTAATTGCAGCACCACGTCCAACATCAACAAGTGGAAATCAACCTGCTGCGGCAGTTCAATTAACAGCACCTCCACCTCCACCACAACAAATGGCACAGAATGAACCAAAAGGTGGTGGAAAAGATAAACAAGAGGATAAACGAGATGATACTCCGAAAAGCGCTGGAGGCGGTAATTCGCCATCGAATTCTAATAATGCTCAAGCGTCATCTGATAAACCAGCAGCTCCTACAGCAAGACAAGAATTGCAAGCAAAGCGAGAAGCCGCAGCAAAAGCCGAAGCCGTAGAAAAAGGTAAAAATCTTGCTGGTGAAATGGGTAAAGCTTCAGACTTAGAAGCACAAAAGCAAGTACAAAATGTTGTTATTCAAGCAATGGGATTTACTCCTGGTTTTGATACGTATAGTAAACAAATGATAGTACAACAACAATTTTATAAACCATTCACTGTTTATGACAATCAGAAAAACATTGACAATCGCGCTAATTTACGAATGTTTGGTGGCACAGACAGACTGCACCAAGAAATAGTAGATTCACAATATAACAGAAAGGATTGACATGGATTATATGCCATTTGTAGCTTATATCATTTCAGTTGTATCCTTAGCACTCTCCGCCTATACGCTTTACGAATTGAATTGTACTAAGAATAAAACACCACAAAAGCCAAAAGCATCTGTAAAATCAGTTGCTAAATCTAATTCAACAAAGAAGAACACACAAAGCGTGTGGAAATAAGGGAAGAAAATGTCAGATAAAGATTTAAACAAAAAAGTAGACGAATTAGCGGAAGCTAAGGAAAAATACATGAGTGCTAATACTGTAATTAGTATTGGTGGTTATGAATTTACTCCTGCTAAATTAATGATTGCAGCAACTATTGTATCATCAACTCTTGGTGGTTTATACGGTGTATTTGAAGTCTATAAAGACTATCAGAGCATGAAAGAAAAGATCGCTAAGTATGTTACACCAGATTTAACTGAAGTTTATAAAAAGCTAGCTGTCATTGAAGACAACAGCCAAAAAACTAGTGACTATACACGTGATATCAAGAATGATCTTAAGAATGATATCCGTCGTTTAGAAGGTGTTGTTGAACAAGTAGAACGTTCAGCTAAACAATCTGCGCGTGAAGCAACAGAAGCACAAAAAGAAGTAGATCGCGAAATCCGTACAGTACGTAAAGAGATAGATAATAAGATTCAGAAAGCTCTGGATAATCCATTAGCAGGAAAATAAAGGAAATTATATGACCGAAGTTGTAGAAAAGAAACCATTGACACGTAGTGAGCGTGAAGCACAAATTAAAGATAAAGCTGGTTTAGTTATCGTTATCATGGCATTGTTTTTAGCAGTTAATACATACTTTGCTAATAGCTTTAGCGGTGCAGCGATGACTAACTTACTGAAAGCATCTAACACATATGGATTCTTTCAAGCTAAATCACTAAAACAATCATTAGCTGAAGCAGAATATGAGACAGCTAAAGAACGTGGTGATAAAGCACGAGCTGAAAAACTAAAAGCAAAGATCGACCGTTATGAATCTGATCCAGTATCTGGTGAAGGTAAGAAAGAGCTATTAGCGAAAGCGAAAGCTTTAGAAACAGAACGTGAAGAAGCTCGTAAGCATGGTCCTTGGTTGACATTCTCTGGTATGTTATTCCAACTTGCTATTGTGTTGCTATCAGCATCTATCATTGCGGTCAATATGCGTATGTACTATGCTAGTTTGGGTGTTGGCGCATTAGGTATCATTCTACTCGCGCAAGGTATTTGGTTGGTTGTACCAATAACAATCTAAAAGCTTTTAAGCATAAAAAAAGGGGACTTTCGTCCCCTTTATTATTTCCCCCGGCCCTTATAGAATTATCTATAAAAAGCTTATTCTCTGCAACGTTACTTTTTGGTTTCGCCGCTTACAAACTCATTTAGAAGTTGAGCTTCTGTAATGATATCTTTGGCTGATGGGAATTTATGATTTTTCACAAATTCTTTTTGCAAAGATTCATCATCGAATGCTCGCGTTTCTTCAAGCTTTGAAAAATACTCTGTAGAGAGTCTATCCTTAGCAAGGTTTAGAAGTTCTTGGCGAATTTCAAATGGAGTTTTTGACATGTGTGTTTCCTTTTTGTGTGTGTAGCCGATATTAACTTAAAAATATATTCTAACATCGGCAAAGTTAGAATATAGTTGCAATATTATTTTTGAGCGTTGTTCTCAGCAGCTTTCTTTTGTGTTGCAGCAGGTGCAGCTTTTTGTTTCTCAGGTTTCTTAATCTCTACTTTAGTTTTAGACTCAGGTGCTTTTTGACATGGTCCTTTACTCTTATTCGCTGGTTTTGTGCAATCTAGTTTTGGCGCTGGTTTTGGATCAACAGCATAAACACTAGTCATACCAAACGCTAAAGCTACTACTAACATTAAATTCTTCATTGTAACATTCCTTGTGTTAAGATGCAGGTATTCTGTTACGAGGAACCTGCGAAACCCTAAGCGGCGTTTAGGCTGCTAATGCGAACTGTGAGTCGTTTGCGTTTACTTTATTTATGCGATTAACGGTCGTCATCTACCGTGTTGCCGTCTCTACTATCTACCTCTGTCGAAACCATGGCTCGCCCATCATAAGAGTACTAGCGCGAATACTATAAGCACAATAACAACACCTATTGCCAAACTATTTAAGTTGTCATTCATACTAATCTCCTTATGGTGGACGAGGCGGGAGTCGAACCCGCGTCCAGAAGTCCTTCATTTTGAAGGGATTACAACAATTCTAATTCCAATATTTAGAATAATCTAATTTATTCCAATATTGTTCATTATTTCTATTTATAAAATTCTTAATAAGATACCAAGCCATGCCAAAGTATCCCATCTTTTGGAATCTTCTGCTATCTTGGCCAAAGTAATGTTTAACTAATTTAAACTTTTTTGGATCATATTTTTTAGATAAGAAAAAGTCTTCACTAGTTTCATATTTAGCAGGGAAACCACCAAACTCTTCAAACTTATCTCTACGTGTTAACATATAAGCACCAACAGCAAATGGTACCTTACGCTTCATTATATCATTAATGATGTTGAATAATCCAAAACCAATCTTTGCTCTAATTGAATCATCATAGCATTTTGCATATAATCCAATTAAATCTAAATTGTTAGTTTCTAATTCATCGACTGTATCAGCAATCACTGTATTAGAAAAAAACCTTACATCACTATCAATGAATAAAATATAAGGTGTCTTTACTAACTTAGCACCATTATTTTTAGCGATTGAAACTGGTCCACCTTCAATTATTTCAACATTCAATTCACCTTTCATTATCTCAATAACTTCTCGTGTTTTGTCTGTAGAACAATCTGCAATTATAATTCTAGTTTTACCTATAGATTGCTGACGCAAGTGCATTAACAAATGTGCTATGTAATTTTCTTCATTTTTGCACGGAACAACAATAGTAATTTTATCTTCTAACTTCATTTAATTGCTTCAGTGTGTTTATGCTTAATAGATTTTTTCAATGCTTTAAACCACAACTTTTTTTCTTTTTGTGTGTCGTGTTTTACGCATGCTTCATACATTTTCTGTATTATTTTCTTGACTTTCATCGTCTTTCTCCTTAGTCCAAGTTACGATTTCCCATTTTCCATCGTGATGTTCAACCAAAGCAGTACAAGATTCAACCCAATCTCCATCGTTCATATAAGCAACACCATCAATTTCTTTGATTTCAGCATGATGTATGTGGCCACAAATTACTCCATCATATCCACGTTTCTTACAATATGCTGAAATATTCTTTTCAAACTGAAACATAAAGTCTGATGCTTTTTTAACTCTATGTTTTAAATACTTTGATAATGACCAATAACCAAATCCTAATTTACGACGAATCCAATTAAACCTAGAATTCCAGTCAAGCACTAAGTCATACAACTTATCGCCAAGAAATGCTAGCCACGGAGCAAGTCTTGTAATTCCATCAAACAAATCGCCGTGAGTAACTAAGTATTTTTTTCCATCTACGCCGATATGTTCAGTTTGATTATGTATTTCTACTAAGCCAAATGAAAATCCATATGGTATCATCGGTCTTAGAAATTCGTCGTGATTACCAGCAACATATACAACTCTTGTTTTGTGTTTTGCATGACCAAGAATTCTACGAACTACATTAGTATGAGATTGTTTCCAACGCCATTTGTTTTGTTGGATTTTCCAAGCATCTATGATATCACCCACGAGATATAACGTCTCGCAAGTGTTATGCTTTAAAAAGTTGTTAAGTTTTTCAGCCTGTGAATCACGCGTTCCTAAATGTATATCACTAACAAATATAGTTCTGTATGTAGTTTGCACGATGACAACTATTTGTTATGCTGTGAAAATTTCTACAGCATGATTATAGTGTTTGATACGATCGTCTAAACCGATTGTACCACCATTGATACGCTTAGTCATGCCAGTAAAATCACCAGCGTCAGCGAATGTATTCAAATCATTTGTATACCAGAACCAACATGCTGAGTGCACAGCACCGCGTGGAGATTCGATATATTCTGGTGCATCTTCAACTGACATACCTGCATACTGTGCGAATGCAGAGTAGTTAGCTTTACCAGTCAATTGTAATAAACCACGACCGCAATATAACCAACCTTCACCGCTATGTTCATCTCCGTTACCCATACGTGATGAGTAAACTTTATTAGCAATAGCTTGTGGATTACGATTATATGGCATAGCTGAATCAACCGTTGGGAAACGATTTGGCCATAACTTGTGCAAACCTTCAGCACTATAATTTAAGTTTTCTTTTAGTGCTGTAAAACCGCCAGATTCATGGGCAGTTTGTGCAATAAATGCAGCAACACGACCAACTGAAGTGATTTCAAAAACTGGTAGAAGTTCTACTAATTCTTTGTGCCAAGTTTCTACTCCATATTTTGCATTAGGAATAATGTGTGCAAGTTTTTCTTGCGTAAAGTCAAATTCAAAAGACATTTTTTTCTCCTTAGCTTAATACAAAAGCAACTGCGAATGCTGCTTTAGATTTAGCTTCTGTTGTTGTATTAGATGAAGTTTCTAATTCTGAAATCGCATCGTCAGTATATGTGTTTACTTGTTCTTCAAAGGCTCTAAAAAACCCTGATGAAATACGAATCTCAATTTTAGAACCTTTCGGCCAATTACGAGGTGTTGAATCATCATAACCTCGTTCAATAGTTAAAGTCCTTGATGGACGATCAATGAACGTGATTTTAATAGATTCAGTCAAACTATTATCGTCGTTAGCAATAGTTGCTACCGCAAAATCTGTTGGTGATATATTTGCTGGAAATGAAGTAACAGATTCTACTACTGCGAATGTGTCTGCTTCAGCAATAGGATCAAATAATTGTGATCCTACGTTATCTGCGTATTTTAATGCCATATTATCCTTGTTTCTCCGCACCAAATTTCGAAATACCAAATCGAGTAGGACCCGGATTTGGATAAAATCCTGTTAAAACATTTTCTGAACCACTAATCGCATGACCGCATGAAGCTAGATCACCAGTTCTACAGATACCTATGCCATTTGCAAACACATCTACAGCACCTTCAACCATGGTTGGAGAAGCGTGAGGAGCACGGCCGTGCGGAGCAATTGTGGCACCTATTACTACAATAGGTGAACCATTTACGAAAACTGTGGGAGCTAAATTGCCGGTGATTACTCCACCGGCTTTGTCAACACCAACCCTTGCAATTCCTGGCATACAGATATCCTTTTAGATATCTGTATTTATATTACTTTTTAGAGGAACTTGCTGGTGAGACTGAAATAGGAGCTGAGGCGTCCTTAAATTGACCTGAGAGTGACATCGCCATAATCATTGTCTTACACTCTTCTGTTGTATGGTCGTGCAATGAACATTTAACATACAACGGATTTTGACCTTTTTCTAAAGCCATCTTAATTGCTTCTGTGCGGTTGTTGCCTGAAATAATTCCCCAACCAATACATCCACCAAGCAATATAGTAACAGCTACAACTATCGTATAAAATTTATTATCGTTAATCATACCTTTATTGATATTCCTTTAGTTACTGCATCAATCTCATCTTGAGGTACATTAAACAGTTTCTCAGGATAACGAGCTTTTGCATTATCATTTAACTCGATGAAGTTCTTACCTTGCGCAATGAATTCACCGCTTTCTTTATTGTATAAAAACAACATTCCATTGACTGCTTCAATACGACTAGGGATTACAACTTCTCTGAGTTTTTGTAATCCTTCTTCAAGCTTTTTGTCGAGTTCTTTATTTCTAATCTCTTCGACAAACTTAGCAAGAACATTAAGCACAATAAGAGTTAGTATAACTCCTGTTGCGATACCGATTATTAGATCCATTATTTGCTCTTTGAATAACTAATTGTTCCGCCAACTACAGCAGCTAACCAGAATGCAGATAACCATGTTTCAAATGTAACAGGGATTGCAAGGCTAAACAATGTATTTAGCGATAGAATAGTTGCGATTGGACCGCCAGCGATGACAGCAACAACAACAGCGATAACAAGCAAAACTTTTAGCATAATTAATCCCACAAAGTTTGAAAATACTTACCGAACAAACGCAAACCATTTTGAATACGATCTCTATGTTTTTGCATTCCTTCCCAATCTGCTTCGCCTTCTACTTTCCAACGAAGAGGTTTTGAAGTTTTACCTTCATCTTCTGGATACTCGTCGAAATCAATTTCCGGTTTTGTTTTCCAGTATTGGTCTTCCCAATTTTCATCATTGAGCTGTTCAAAAGCCCAAATCATTTCATCTAATGCCCATTCATAACGAGTATGAACATCACACTTGATGTTTTGTCTTGTCAAATCTGGATCATTATAGAAGTCAAACGTTGATTGCGAATCATAGTCTTCGGTGTTAGTAAGACGCATACATTCAGGTACGTCTTCTAAATCAATATAACCTGATCCATGTTTTACTTCTTTCAGCTTCTTTAGCATCGGAAGAATGATTGGAGATAGCGTTGAATCCATTGACCACACATCGTAATAATCAATGTGAACTTTAACTTTGCGTTTTTTAAAGTCGTGAATCCATTGGCAAAAATCTGCAACCCATGTACTAGCTAACCATGTGCCAAACTTATCGTGAAGTTTATAATCCCAACGGTTTTCAAGTTCTTCCTCTGGATATTTTTCAACCCAGAAAAAAATCTTATCAGCAATTTGATACGGTCCAATCCAATTTACATATGGACCGATATTTACTTTCATGTCAATTCTTTCATTACATTATGGATTCGCGATATCGCTGCCCACTGATTACGTGTTAATGATAGACGTTCATCGTAATACAATGTTTGCACATCCATTTGAATATCTTTTAGCAACAAATAGATTTCTTCATATCCTTTTGTGCTCAATCTTTCAACAGCCTGTTTATAACGACGTTCATTCTCATTACCCATTGCGTTGTTTAGAATATCACCCATTAGTAATCTTTCTTTTCGCCTTCTTTGGTGAAGAAAGCTTTGATTTTTTGATCTTTTGTCCAACCAATGCAATAGTTATTATCAACATCGCACAGATCTAACGCTTCTTTTTCTTTAAGAACACGATGAGACAGAATTTGTTCGCCAATGAATTCTTGTGAGAATTCTTTTGCAGTCTCCATCGTTACGTCATCTAGTGCATATTCAGGATGATCTGCTGGTGCTTCGACCATGTATCTCATACGGAATGTCGATACACACTCAACCATTACCCATACTTTATCTTGCTTCTTAGTCAAAGTCCAACTCCCATCATGATTATCATTCCAAACCAAATCATCACCAAGTTTAAAGCCTGAAGCTTCTAACATTTCTTCGGTGAAGACTATGTATTTATCACCATCTTCACCTTCATGCACATCTAATGTCCATGATTTCATTGTTGTAACACCCAATCTTCTGCTGAATCTTCAGCGTCTGCAGCATTATCACGACCTATTAAAGCACGTTCTTCTCCAGCAACTTTACATTCAACTACATATTTTCTAGTTTTTAAATCTTGCCATACAGTAGCAGTACGTTGATCTTCACCATAGAAAACACTAACTAATCGTTTTGCAAATTCTAATGACATATTAAACCTCTACATATTTAAGTTCAAAATCACGAGCTCTTTGTTCGTGACCAACATAACCACGTGGATTGCATACAATGCGTGTATCATGTACCATATAATCGAATGGTTCATGCGTATGTCCATGAGTCCATAACTTAATACATGGTCGCTGTTCAATCAATTCTTCTAAACTACTATGATACGCACCATTCATCAATTGATCGTTAGCATACCATGGTGCCATACTTTGAAAGCTAGGACTATGGTGTGTACATACGACAAACTTTTCATCTTTGCCTTCAGTCATTAGTTTAAGATAACCGGTAAACTTTCTATGCATCTCAACTGAATCTTCAGGTGAAAACATAGCTGCTTCAGCTTTCTTTTTATGACCAACAGGAATATTGTAACCTTTCTCATCTTTCTTTAGGCTACCATCTTCATTGTATTCATAAATTGGCACAGTGCGATATACTTCACGATTGCTATTTTTGATAACACGGAAGTCGTTCATTCTATCTTTGATATGAAATAGTGTCAGCGGATCTTCTTTGTTCATATCAGTCCACATCGTACCACCGATAAAAGTTACGTCATCAATCTTTTTACATTCATCATCAAGTACATACAAATTTGTAAACTGCTGTAGTTGTTCTTTAATGTGTTTAGCAGTGTATTTGATATCGAAGTTGTAACTCTCGTGGTTTCCCAACACATACACAACATGTGGAAACTGAAATGTGCACATCTTGATGAAGTCGATGAAACGCATAGCTTTGTTGCTATGATACATGTCACCATAAGTTGAAGCAGCAAAATCAAGTTGTTTAGCAGTGAGAATATCACCACTCAAGATTAGCACATCTGCATTCTGTTCATTTTTCAACAGCAATGGACCAAATTCTAAGTGTACATCGCTAACTACTGCAATACGCATGATTATTCCTTAAATATAGGTTATATTATACCACAAAAATATCCCGCTGTACATGTAGTACTTTAGGTATAGTGTAGGTATGTGCCTATGATATATTTTGGATTGGTGATAGGTGGCAAACCTGCATGAGGATGTGTCCACATTGGTGGAAACATTAGCAAGCGACCTGTTTTAGGTTGAATTCTTTGATCGTCATTAATACCAATGAAAGCAGTTTCACCGCCTTCAGCAACATTATTGAGATAAAAAAACATGACGAGGAAACGTCGAGCAGATGCATAATCACCTACATCGACATGCGGTCGGAATTCTTCTTTTCCACCCACTTCGTATTTCTTCATACGAACTTGTTCGAAACCAATTTGCTCTGGGAAAAATTTAATATCCCATTGTTCACAATACTTTTTTACGTATGGTTGAACTTTAGAAAGAATCGTGTTTTGTTCTTCCGCAAATATTGGGTATTGGCCAAAGTTGATTTCATTAAACGATTTAAAGTTATCATTGCGTCTAACCCAAACGTCTTTACTTCGTTCAAATTTCTCTCGAAGATTTTTACAAAAGTTGTCTTCAAGAACATTATCAAATACAGAGATATAGTTTTTCATAATATTATATATCGAAAAAAATGGAGGTCAAGCCTCCATTTATTGTTTAAGACAAAACACGTGAATGTTTTGGTACACCAGTCCGAAGATAATCCATCTGATCTGCAAGTATATTGCGGTTCTGTAGGATAATGTGTTCGTAGTGGTTTGGTTCGTAAGGCATGTAAATTAATTCTAAGTGTGCTTCTTTCAAAGACTTGTCACTTTTTTGTGAATTACATTTCTTACAAGCGGTTACTACGTTCATCCACTTATTCTCACCACCACGTGACATAGGAACGATATGATCACGGGAAAGATGGCTAGAAGTAAAATGATTACCGCAGTAGGCACAGACATGGCGATCTCTACCAAATAGTGTCTTATTGCTAAGAACCACTGTACCAAACTTTGCTGGATTAAAACCTTCACCGCCTTTAATGGCGATGATAGAAGGAGTTTCAAGAACTGATTCTGTTCCATCATTTTGGATACCTCCACGGAACTTTGCGATAGTATCACCTAGCGACCAGGCAACTTGACCTTTAGCTTGATATAAAATCGCTTGTTCTAAGTTTAACCATTGACGTGGAATTCCACCTACGTCTAATGCCAGCACATTCATAACTACCTCATCTGTTGCTCTTCTAACTATTTATCCTTGGTACCTCTTGACGGTAACGCTCCGCCGTATCCCACTTGTAAGGAGGGTGTTCTACTTTTAAACTAAAGAGGCATTAATATTGGGGTGAAAGGGGGAATCGAACCCTCTCTAACTGTTTCACAGACAGTTGTGCAACCACTACACTACTAACACCATTGAAAAATTATATAGAGGCTCTCTACGGCGCTTGAATCCTTGGTAACCCAACTCTTCCTGGCAGTTCACTCTTCGACCGGTTTCATCGAGTGTTTTGCTGTTATTCCAGTGTAGTTACTTAGAAAGCTTTTATATAATCTTTGGTAGGGGCACAGAGAATCGAACTCTGATTTACTGGGTAAAAGCCAGTTACTTTAAGCCGTTAAGTTATACCCCCATAGGTTTTCGAGGTTTATGTTTTCGCTTCATTTTCTTTCTTTCTTTACACGACCAATGCGTGATGCTTTATTCCAATCATATGCGATACCATCTGGACATATTCCGTTTTTAACAGAATCTACACCAAACATACCACATGCTTCAAAATCTTTTCCTTTGATAGTTACAAATCTT